AGAATTAATTAAAGTAGGAGACGAGTTCGGTACTTCGATGACTATGAGCCGAGACGGTGGCATTCTTGTTATCGGTGCACCAAACAGCGACGGCCAATATTTTGCAAACTACAGAGGACAATGGAGAGCAGATGTAGAGTATGCTGAAAATGATGTAGTGAAGTCTGAAACACAATATTATAAATTAACAGATGCAACAAGCATTAACGACGACCCGTCAGGCAGTGGACTGCCTTGGATTAATGTGGGCGATAGTACCACAGTATCATCTGGCAAAGTTTACATTTACCAACGGTCTACATTGGGAACATATGATCTCAAGCAGACAATCAATGCTGGATCGATGGTAGGGTTAAATGATATTACTACCGGCAATACAGAAATTAATGCAGGCGACCAATTTGGATTTGCTATTGATGTTGATTATTCAGGAACTACACTAGTAATAACAAGTCCTAGGGCAGACTTAAATCTTATAAATCAAGGCTCTGCTTATGTGTTCGAAACTGCAGGACTTGCAGCCCTCGAATTTAGATTGAAGCAAAAACTAGAAAGTTTTGAACAGTATGCTGATGAATGGTTCGGCCAAAGTATCTCTATTAGCTCTGGTACAGAAAGAATTGCCATCGGCGCAAAGAATACTCCGTTTGTTAATGTCACAATGTTTGATACTCTAGATGGTACATCGTTTGATCAGTCGCTAACACGATTTATCGATGCAAAGGGATATGCAGGCGCAGTATATGTATTTGAAAGAAAAGCAGATAGCTATTTCCTAACTGAAAAATTAGAAGCAGAGTTATCGCCGTTTGAATCTTTTGGTAATAGCATAGATTGTACTAGATCTGCAATAGCTGTAGGATCTCCCAGATTTGTTGCGCCGGTATTGTCTGGATCAGCATTTACATACCCTGGACAAAAGATAGGCACAGTTAGATTGTTTAGAAAAGATGAAACTATCGAATCATGGGAAGTGTTATCAACTAAGCAAAAAATTGTTGACCTTGCAAAAATTCGAAGCATTGGGTTATATGACAATGTCAAAAACACAAAAATTCAAGACATAGACTATGTTGACCATGCTAATTTAAAAATATTAAATTCTGCAGAACAGGAACTTGCATTCAAAACTCCGTTTGATCCGGCAGTGTACACACTAGGAACTGATGATCAAGTTGTTGAACCAACACAGTCATGGACTACTAAACATGTAGGTGAACTTTGGTGGGATTTGTCACAAGCTAAGTGGATAGACTATCAGCAAGGCGATATTGCTTATCGAGTAGGCAACTGGAATACTCTTGCAGCAGGCGCAAGTATTGACATTTACGAATGGGTAGAAAGTTTACTGCTACCGTCAGAATGGAGCGGAGTTGCAGATACTAACGAAGGTATAGCCGAAGGTATTTCCGGACAGCCATTATATCCTAATGATAATGTGTATTCAGTTAAAGAACTGTTTAATTCTAATACTGGGCTAGCAACCTCAACCTTATACTATTATTGGGTCAAGAGCAAAGTAACAGTACCTGAAAATATGCCAAGCAGAAGAATATCAGCTGCATCAGTTGCATCATATATCAGTAGCCCAGCAGGAACCGGAACAGCATTTGTTGCACTACTAGATACAGACAAAATATTAACGTATAACTTTACCTCGGTTATCTCGTCTGATACAGCATTGTTGAATATTGAATATCGTAAAACCACTGATAGTTTAAATGCAATACACAACGAATATCAATTGTTAACTGAAGGTGTAGCAGATAGCGTACCTACAAAACAGTTAGAAACAAAATGGATTGATAGTTTAATTGGTATAAATTTAACAGGTGACCGAGTTCCAGATTCTACATTATCTGACAAACAAAAATACGGAATAAGTTTTAGACCAAGGCAGTCAATGTTTGTTAACAATATAGCAGCACTGAAAGCAGCTATACAACGAGTTAATACTGTGTTGCAACAGGAATCGTTTGCAGATATTATCAATTTTAATAACTTAAATTTAATTGACCAAGCACCTAATGCTGTATTAAATCGCTATGATGTTGCAGTAGATACATACGCAGACTTATTATTAGTGGGTACAGCTAAAACTCGTCAAGCGACTTTATCAGTTAACATTGTAGACGGATTAATCGATACTATTGATATTGTTAGTCCGGGATTTGGTTACAAGCCAACAGAATTAGTTAATCAATCAATTCCTGGAGTGTATGTTGGTCCAACGATTAGTATAACAGGTACAGGTACAGGAGCCACAGCAGCATGCCGCATTGATGGCCAGGGCAGAGTTATTGCAGTTGTAATAACTTCAAAAGGTAAGAAATATAGTTCAGCATCTGCAACAGTAAGACAGTTCTCGGTTTTAGTTAATAGTGATGCTACTTCTAATAATTTCTGGAGTATATATGCATGGGATGATGTAAGAAAAGTGTTCTTTAGAAGTATATCGCAATCGTATGACACAACACGTTATTGGAGTCTATCAGATTGGTGGAAAGAAGGATATACTCCAACAGACCGCATTGTTAAGGAAATTACAAATCTTTCAGAGTATCCTGCGATAACACATCTTGAGGCAGGAGATCTAGTCCGTATTAAAGAATACGGCGCTGGCGGATGGGCAGTCTTTGAAGAACTAACTAATTTGCAAAATACTAGCATTAATACATTTTTAGATAACCATCAACTAGTAGGTAGAGAAAAAGGTACTGTGGAATTATCTAGCAGTTTGTATGATATTACATCATCTGGGATTGGGTATGATACTGCCCAAACATTTGATGCTACTTACTATGATATAGGAAATTCTACCGAATTAAGAAATATTTTTGCGGCAATCAAAGAAAACATATTTATTGGCGACTATGCAATCGAATGGAACCGACTATTCTTTAATTCTGTAAGATATGCATTTGCTGAACAGACATATATTGACTGGGCGTTTAAAACTAGTTTCTTAACGGCTACTCATAATGTAGGTCCGCTAACGCAAAAACTTAATTACAAAAATGATAACATTGAAAGTTTCCAAGAATATATTAACGAAGTTAAGCCATATAGAACAACGGTAAGAGAATATATCAGCAGATACGACACAATAGAAGCGGCACCGTCTGCAATTTCAGATTTTGATTTACCTCCAACTTACTCAGTTGAAGCAGGAAAAATTGTTCCAGTAAACCAATACAGTATCGAATTGCAATCGTATCCGTGGAAATGGTGGATGGATACTAACGGATATTCTATAACAGCAATTACTACATATAAATCAGGTGCAGATTATATTTCAGCTCCTGCAGTATTAATTACCGGAACAGGTACGGGTGCAACAGCGCAGGCATACATCTCAAACGGTGCAGTCTCTGGAATTAAAGTAACAAATCCGGGAATAGGATATACATTAGCGCCAACTGTTACATTAGTCGGAGGCAATCCAGCAAGTTCAGAGCAAGCAAAAGCGGTAGCATTCATTGGAGACTCGAAAGTTCGAACTTTCGATCTAACTATGAAATTTGATAGGATTAGCAAAACAGGCCTGTTCACAACATTTTCACAGTCTCAGACACTTGTTGGAACTGGAAATGTTTCCGTGTTCAATTTAAACTATGCTCCAACTAGAGATAAAAGTAAAATTTCAGTTGTTAAAAATGGACAAGTTTTATTAAACAATCAATATTCTATTAGCTTATTCACTTCTACCACTGATACTTATAGTTTACTAAAAGGAAAGATCAGCTTCACAGAAATCCCAGCTAGAGGAGATAGTATTGTAGTTAACTACGAAAAGAATGATTCTTTACTAGACAGTGTTAATAGAATACAAAAATACTATGCACCTACAGCAGGAATGAAAGGCAACGAGTTAACCCAGTTAATGACAGGTATTGACTTCGGCGGCGTGCAAATACAAGGTACAACATTCGATGTCACTGGCGGCTGGGATGCACTACCATGGTTTACTGATAATTGGGATAGTGTTGAGTCGAGTGCAGATTATTATGTTGTATGCGACGGCAGTACTGTTAATATTACATTACCGTTTGTTCCGGCCACAGGTCAAGAGATTAACATCTACATTAAAAGAGTAGGCGATCAAAGATCTATTAGAATTGACGATCCGGCATTTAACAATCAAGTAGATTCGTCAACTTCATCAAATCCTAATGCAGAAATGCCAACCTTTATCGGCGACGGAGTTACTGCAACAGTTGATTTTGTAAATCAACTAACTGACTTTCCTTACGTTGAAACTGCTGCCGGCGACATTTTAATATTCCGTCCGGTCGAAAGTGATGGATCTGTATCAATTAACGATGGTAATTTATTAGACACTAATTTAAGCGGTGGCACACTAGCAAGTATGAGCGGCGCATATTCTACAGCTACCGGTATCACAGCAGACGAAATTTCAATAGACGGTGACAAATTTATTAGTCCTGATCAAGTGCCTGCTACTGAAGAAAACGTACCAGGTCAGGTCCTAGATAGTGTAAGCATCAAAGTGTTTAACAACACATCAACTGGAGCTGCACCTTTACAGTCTAAAACTATCATAGCTGACGGTACTACTAAGTTATACACTATTGATTTGAATGTATTAGAAACAACGTCTGTATTAGTTTATGTTAACAAGATTAATCAAGAAGATAGTTATACAATTGATTTTGTATCTAACCAAATTGAGTTTATAGTGGCACCTACCGCAGAATCAATAATCGAAATAATATCTGTAGGCATTGGTGGAATTGTATTGCTAGATTATCAAGAATTTGTGGCAGATGGCGAAACTAGTTTATTCTTAACAGCAGCAAATTTTGCAGATACAAGTTCAGTATTTGTAACAATAAACGGTCAGCGAGAGGATATTGGATTTACCAATAGTTCTGCGCTAACATCTACGACTAATAAAACATTAATCCAATTTGGAACAAATCCAGAGTTTAGAGATGTTGTTAAGATTATTTGTTTAGGATCGTCAACGGTTACTGATTCTTCAGGAGTTTCGCTAGTACAAGTTCACAAACAGTCATTTGAATTTGAAGGAAGTACTAGAAATTTTGACCTTGCAGAATTTGTTAATTTACCATCTGCATCAGCTGCATCGTCGATGATAGTAGAAGTTAATGGAGTTGCGCTACGTGGACCAGATACTAGCTATTATGTCTACGACGGTATTACTAATAAGTTTGTGCTAGGCCTTGACCCGGTAGAGAGTGCTGGTGCAATTTTAACAAGCAATATTAAATTGTTTGTGAATAATGTAGAACGCACAGTTATCCGAGACTATGTGTATGACGGCACTAATAAAATAATTACTATTACACCTGCAATTTTAAGTAATGGCAATACTATTAGAATTGAAAATAATCTACGATCTGAATACTATGTAGAAAATAACAACATTGTTATTGCTGCTGGAGTTGAACTTACATCAACTAATGAAACAGACAATGATATCATTGATGTTACTTGGTTTAGCGAATATCCAACTATGAGTATTATATCAGATGAGTTCACTGGAGGAAAAGTAAATTATTTCCTACAACGAACTCCGTTGTCAATTAATTATGTATGGGTGTACAAGAACGGAATACGATTAACTAAAGATATTGATTATTTCATCACGTTGCCAAGAGGATCTATCTACCTAACAGATAACAGTACTACTAATGATTTAATCAAAGTCGTAATGTTTGGGACTGATATTTATAAATTGCCAAGTGCTTATGAAATACACAAAGATATGTTAAACATCTACCGTTTTACTAGATATTCAATTAATTCTGTAACACTAGCTGTAGCATTAAACTATTATGATCAAACTATCACAGTTACCGACGCTACTGAATTAACAGCTCCTATAGCATCTAGAAATATTCCAGGTGTTGTTGAAATTAATGGCGAGCGCATAGAGTATACACGGAAAGCAGGTAACGTATTGTCTCAACTAAGGAGAGGTAGTCACGGAACATCAATTGGCAATTTATATGCTATTGGGACCCCGGTAGTTGATCAAGGATCTCGAGAAGTTATTCCGTATAACGAAAGTCAAATTAGAGAAGACTTTATTAGCGACGGAAATACTATCTTAATTGGACCCCTAAACTATGTACCAGCTAAGTCTTCTAGAAATAACTGGGTACGTACTACAATTCCTACAACTTATGGACCATGCGACGAAATAGAAGTGTTTGTAGGCGGAAGACGATTACGTAAAGATCCGTTAGCTGTATATAATGAAATTAACGGTGCAAGTAGCCCAGGTGCAGACATTACATTAGAAGCAGAATTTTCAGTAGATGGATCTGCAGTAATTATACGACTTACTGAAGCCGTTTCTGCAGGAACTCGTATATCTATTATTAAACGAACAGGAAATTCATGGTATGATCGAGGTGAAGATACCGCTACTAGCGGGATTACATTGCTAGAAAACGCAACTCCTATTGCTAATTTCATAGCTAAACGCACAACGAAATTGCCTGAATAAATACATATATGGAAACACAAGAGACTAAAATGCCAGAAAATACAGATCAAAATACTAAACAAACTCGCCCTAATGAAACGGGAGGCTTTCACTTTGAAGGTCACATTAAAATATTTGACCCTGAAACTGGAGAAGTTTTTCAAGATAAGCGAAATGCTATTCATTATGAAAACATGTCAGTGGCTATGGTACAAAGTTTATCAAACCAAGGGCAAGGAACAGTATATGAAATGTCATTTGGCACAGGCGGAACTACTGTAGATCCTACAGGACTTATTACATATCTGACACCTAATACTGTTGGAGTTAACTCTAGTCTTTATAATCAAACATATACAAAAGTAGTTGATCAAAATTCAACTAATAATGTTGATCCTATAAGAAATAAAATGGAAGTTCGCCATATTAGCGGTGCTACTTATAGCGATATCATTATTAGTTGTTTGTTAGACTATGGTGAGCCAATTGATCAAGAAGCATTTGATAACTCAATTAGTCTAAGCGGAAATTTTGTGTTTGACGAATTAGGACTTAAATCTTACAACCCAGACGGTATCGGAAAATTATTAACTCATGTAGTTTTTCATCCAGTACAAAAATCTTTAAACAGACTCTTACAAGTTGATTATACAATTCGTGTACAGAGCTTAACCGGCTTTACAGAGGTATAATAAATGCCATATACAGTTAAATTTACCGACAGCGACAATAAAACACCATTAACGGTGTTTGACAATACTTCTAGCACAGACACTAGTTTAACATTTCCAGGCAGGAATGTTACCGGGTACGGGCAGATTATTGCAGAAAATTTCCTACACGTATTAGAAAACTTTGCTAGTGCCGACCAACCAATTAATCCAACTGAAGGACAACTTTGGTATGATAGTGGTAACGGATTTTTACAATTATTTGACGGAACTAATTGGAAAGCAGCTAGTAACATTCAAAAGAGTCCAAATGAACCGAGCGTAGAAACTTCTAAAGTTGGAGAACTATGGGTCGATACTACTAATCAGCAGTTACGTATCTATACAGGAACGCGATGGATTTTAGTTGGACCAAGCGAAAGTTCGTTAGACGGTCTACGATACGGACCTTCTGTGGAATCTATTATTGACTCAGATAACGCAACTAGATCTGTATTAGCATTTTATATCGCTGACATTCCGGTAATTATTATTAGTAAAGATAGTTTTACCCCAAAAGTTACTATCTCTGGATACCCGCTAATCAAGAGTGGTATTAATATTAATATACCTGCAACTAGTGAAGAAATTACAAGCTTCGAAGGTGGATTCCTACCTAAGTATTATGGGACCTCATTAATTGCTAACGCATTAAAAGTTGATTCAACTTACACTCCTACTGACACTTCAATTATTTCAGCTAGTAAATTTTTAAGATCAGATATTACTAATACTACTGATTTTGGAATTGTTGTTAAAAACAATTCGGGAGTAACACTTGGACTTGATGGAAACTTTAATATCTCAACTAGTGCCACTTCTGCTCGAATTTATAATTCAGCCGCAGGTAGTTCTGTAGATTTGCAAGTTAACCGAAACGGTGTACCTACTACAATTTTGCGTGTGCTTGATAATAAGATAGGCATCAACAAAGCAGTTCCTGAAGAAGCATTAGATGTTGATGGAAACATTACACTAAACGGAAATTTAATAGTAACAAACGCAACCGCTAGCACTAACTTTGGCAACGGCAGCATCCGCACACTAGGCGGATTAGCAGTTACTAAAAACGTATTAATTGGAGAAGGTCTAAACGTTACCGGGACTACTCAACTTAATGACTTGCAACCTGCAACTACTGATACCTATGATAACGGAACATCACTAAAACGCTGGAACACTGTAAGAGCAAAAACCGTTATTGCAGACACTATCCGAGGTGTATTAGACGGCAACATTAGTGGAGATGCAAACAGAGCTATTAGTTTAAAAAATGTAACTACCTTTCAGTTAACTGGAGACGTAGTATCTCCGGCTATCCAGTTCGATGGACAAGTTGGCAGTTATACTAAAACATTTGCTACTTCACTAACTGCAAATATTATTTCAGCAAAAAGTAATCCTTTTCCTAACGTATCTAAGAAAACAGATTTTATATTAACCTACAGAGAATCTGAAGCAGCTAGTATATCAAGTGGATTATTAAAACAAACTAGAGATACGTTTGTAGGCGATTTAGGTATACCAATTGGTGCTATCCTTCCGTATGCAGGAGGGTCTGTACCTTATGGATTCTTATTTTGTGATGGCAGCGAAATTGAACGCATTAAATATCCTGAACTATTTGACATTATTTCTACAACATACAATGGTACAGCAGCTCTCAGTGGCGTAAATACATATAGATTGCCAGACTTACGAGGACGATTTCCGTTAGGTAGAGACAATATGGATAATGCTGGTACAGTTCCTAACAGTATCGGCGGGTATGTTGACGCAGGCGGTGGAACCGCTAGTCGGGTTCCAGACATTAAAGCACAGCAGTTAGGTGCCGATGCTGGTGCAAGTTCAGTGACATTATCCTTAGGAAATCTTCCAGATCACGAACACAGTTTACAAAATGCAGGCACACAGTATTCTGCAATCCGAGTTGATACCGCAATTAATCCACCTGCAACAACTGGGTTTGGCCCAACAGCACCTGGACAAGCACAGTTCCTAAATACTTCTGGACCTATTAAGAAGCCAAGTTCCGATTTTACATTTAGTACAGCAGTTGGTATAATGAATCCGTATCAAACATTAAATTACATTATTAGATCAGGTCCTCCTGCATTTACTACGGCGGTATAATTAGGTAGAAAATATGGCATATCAAGTTAACAAAACAGACGGCACTATTGTTGCTACAGTAGCAGATGGACAAATAGATACTCTATCAACAGATATAACTCTTATCGGTAAAAACTATAGCGGATTTGGAGAAGCTCTTAACGAAAACTTTATTAAACTTCTCGAACATTTTTCAAGTACTGCTAGTCCGGTGCACCCTATTACCGGGCAACTGTGGTTTGATACGGCAGAAAATAAATTAAAAGTTTATAATGGTACTACATTTATACCAGTTAGTTCTGCTACAATTGCAAGCACACAACCCGGTACATTAGGAATTGGCGATCTTTGGTTTAGTAGTACAGATGCTCAATTATATTTCTTTGATGGAACGACACCAATTTTATTAGGACCGGCTTATTCTGCTAGTCAATCGTTGAGTGGATTAAAAGTTGATAGTATTTTAGACACGTTAAACCAAACTCGTGTTATCACAAGTTTATATAATAACGGAATTTTATTAGGCATATTTGCTAAAGATGCATTTACTCCAAAAAATGCAATTATTGGATTTAGTGGAAACATCAGTCCAGGATTTAATGCTGGCAGCTTATCGGGATTAAAGTTTAATGTTACTGCAACTAATTCAGATAGTTTAGGTGGCGTGCCGTCTACTACCTATGTAAGAACAGATACTAACAATCAATTAAACGGTTCTCTAACTATTCAAGACGATCTTGGAGTTGTTATTGGATTGGCTAACGAGCTTATTTTACAAGTATCCAACGGAAACGTATTAATCGCAAATTCTTCATCAAACAAAAATATAACATTTCAAGTTAATAAAGATGATACAACTTCAGATGCAGCCATAGTAATATCATCATCGACTAGGGTTATTAACTTATATGAAGGCGCTACTGATAGTCAAGTCAATGTTGGCGGAAATTTAACAATTGCTGGAAACTTTACAGTTGAAGGAACAACAACTACAGTTAACTCTACAACATTAACAGTTGATGATAAAAATATTGAATTAGCAGCATCTAACAGTCCATCTAACGCTAATGCTGACGGAGGTGGAATCACACTAAAAGGTACTACTGATCACACCTTAACTTGGACTGATGCATCTCGTGCATGGAACAGTTCCGAACACATAAATTTAGTTACATCAGATTCAGTTCCCGCTCCGGAATACAAAATTAATGGTGTAACAGTACTTAATACTGATACAGTTTTTGTAACAAACTTTCCTAACGTTAATCAGCTTGGTACGCAATTATCAATTACTGTTGGACCGTATCCGTTAGGAGTTGCTGACCCGCAACTGCTGTTAGAAAATAATAGGATATCAACAGTACCTTCTGATCTTAATCTTGAGTTAGCACCAGACGGCGTAGGTAATGTTGCGTTAATTGGTGATCCTAGAATTATTGGTCTAGCTGATCCTGTTGATCAGCAAGACGCTGCTACAAAAGAATATGTTGATAATACTATAGAACTACGAAACTTATTGTTCAGCATGGACTTATCAGACGGTAAGCCAAATAGTTACATTATTACCAACATTTTAAATAATCTTGCCCCGACTGCCTATTACAGAGTAGGAACAATTGCAAGAATTTTATGTACTACGCTAACTAACAACACTGTGTCATTAGATTTAAATACATTGTTAGCAGCAGGTAAATCGACAGCAACTTTTAATACCCCGACAGGAACTGCACCGGCAGTAACAAATTATTCAATCGGTACGGCTACGGTACCATCGCCGTCGATCACTACAACAAGAATTATTAAACAATTTTATTTGGGAGTAGGCGGTTGGGTATGGGTATCCGACACGATCCTTCCACCGTAATGAGAACCAGGAGCGCCTTAGATGTCGTATATAATTAATAAATTTAGTGGACCGCAGTTAGTTGTCCTTGAAGACGGGACAATTAATACGTCTACTAGCATTGGGTTGGTTGGCAGAAATTATGTTGGCTATGGAGAAACTCAGAATGAAAATTTTGTATTCTTATTAGAAAACTTTTCTAATGATTCGGCGCCATCGAGGCCGATCCAAGGGCAAACGTGGTTTAACTCTACCAACAGTTTACTATACGTGTATAACGGAACTGCATGGGCTGTAGTCGGCGCAGCAATATTATCAGCTACTGCGCCAGAACAGCCAGCTAACGGTGCATTGTGGTTAGACAGCGATATCAATACATTAAACATCTGGAATGGTACTGCATGGGAATTTATCGGACCCGAAGTTGCTGAAGGATTTGACACTACTCGAGCAAAGTCTACTACTGTATTAGGTATTGATGGTAATCGGCATCCCGTCATACTATTGACTATTGACGGCACAGTAACAGCTATCTGTTCTACAAGTGCATTTACAATTTCACTATCTGAAACAATTGAAGGATTTTTAGATGTAGTAGCAGGCATTACAATGTCAACACTTCGAACATTTAAAGGCGATATTATAGGCAATGCTTCTAGTGCAAGTCAATTAGAAGAATTAAGAACAATTAACGGTATAGGATTCAACGGCACATCTGACATTATAGTGCAGGCCAGTACCTCTAATAATTTAATTAGAGGTGATTATTTAACTGGTTCTAATTTTAACGGATCTATGCCGATTACATGGAGCGTTGATGCAAGCTCTGCAAATGTTATTGGAAAAGTTGTAGCAAGAAATAGCCAAGGCGGATTTGCTGCTGGGACTATCACTGCTGACCTAGTTGGCAACGTTGTGGGTAATGTGACTGCAACTACTGGAACTAGCGTATTTGATATAATACAAGCTACTCAAATTATTGGACCGGTATTAAGAGGAAATTCGTCTTCAGCAACAAGGTTACAGACAGGCAGGAATATTAACGGAACTTATTTTGACGGATCTTCAGATGTTACAGTTACCGCTGCCGCAGGCACATTGACCGGCACAACATTAAATGGTGCAGTAACTACATCAAGTCTTACTAGTGTTGGAATTTTAACATCTCTTAAAACCGCAGCAACCGGAGTTGAAGTTGATAGTAGTATTAAAATGTTTACCGACACAGGCGGAATTCCTACGATTAGAGGATTGGCAAGTAATAAACAAATTAAATTTGACATAGTAGATACCCGTCAAGGAAATATCACAGACATTAGGTTTATTCCATCTGCTGATTCTCTAGCGTTAGGCGGCCAAGATAGTCCGGCTCTTATACCTACTACTGGAACTATTACTAATTTAGGACACCCTACTGCTGTTTGGAATCAAGTGTATGCTAGCAACCTAGTTGGAAATGCAGATACTGCAACCTTAGCAGCTACTGCAACAAACATAGCAGCCGGCGCAGCAGGATCTATCCCTTACCAGACAGCAGCTAGCACAACAAATTTATTGCCTGTCGGGATAGCTGGAACAGTGTTAACTGCCGGTGCAGCAGGTACATTATCTTGGCTAGCAATTGGTCAAGAGGCTCTATCAAGTGGAACACATTTAAGTTTTATTAACACAGTGAGCGGGTCGCCAGTATTGTCCTACAGTCTATCAACTCCGACAACGCTGTCAATTGATGCAACATCGTCTAATACTGCCGGTACAGTAGTTGCTAGAGATAGCAGTGGTAATTTTAGTGCAGGTACTATAACTGCTACAGTGTCTGGTAATGTTACTGGTAACGTAACTGGAAATTCAACTACTGCAACTCAACTGCAAACAGCAAGAACAATCAACGGTACGCTGTTTAACGGTACATCGAATATTACTATCTCGGCTCCAGACACTACAAAAGTTCCGTTAGCAGGCGGCGCAATGACTGGGTATTTAACTTTGGTTGGAACTCCAGTAGCCACTAACCATGCTGCTACAAAAGCATATGTTGACAGCAGGATACCACAGTATCAAATTATTTCAGGTTCCTCTTTTAGTACCTCAGGGTTTACTAATCAAGTTGGATCGTTCAATGATGGTGCTAACTACTTTGATTTATATCCACCGAGTGGAAAAACAATGGCTAATCTAGTGGCATTTATACCATCAATCCGCATGATTCACTTTGCAGGCGGCGTGAACGGAGACGACAGTTTACGATGCACATACTCATACCTTAGCGATAGAGTTCGAGTTTATGTACAAAATACAGAACAGCGATCTACACCAGCAGCAAACTACCTAGTAATTTGGAGTCAATAATATGTATTATGTATGTATAGAGAACGCAGCAGTAACAAGTATTATGTCCTACGAGCCAGCAGTACCGAGCACAGTCAGTATTACCTTAATTACTGACGAGCAGTATGCTCAAATAATGGCGCAAACACACTATTTTAATGTTGAGTCGGCTAATGTATTATCTGTTTCTGCAGAAGTAATTACGCAAAAAGAAATAGAGATTACAAACGGCCAAGAAAGAGAATTTCTTAACAGCACAGACTGGAAAGTGTTGCGCCATATTAGACAAAAAGCACTAGGTATTACAACTAGTTTAACAGAAGAACAATACTTAACACTAGAGTCACAACGAGAAACAGCAGCCAGCAGAATCGTTTAATTGGCTTCGAATAAATACAACTACACTTTGGGACTATTGAATCATGGCATATCAAGTAAATAATTTTAACGGAACGTTTTTAACATCTGTAGCAGACGGAACCATCGATTCCACTACAGATTTACGTTTCGTTGGTAAGAACTACGCAGGTTACGGCGAAGTGCAAAATGAAAACTATCTACATTTAATGGAGCATTTTGCTAATACTACTCAACCTCCTAAAGCAGTTACCGGTCAAATTTGGTACGATAGTGCAAACAAAAAATTAAAGTTTTATAATGAGACAGATGCAAAGTGGAAAGTTGCCGGCGGCGCCGAAGTAGCAGCTACTGCACCTAGCGGATTAGCAATAGGTGAATTTTGGTGGGATAGCTCTGCTAAACAGTTGTATGCATATACCGGAACCGACTTTATACTAGTTGGTCCAGCAGCTAGTCCAGATTTAGGTACAAGTTCAGTAATTGCCCAAGTAGTTAAAGATACGTTAAACTCTAGTCATACTATTCTTAAATTTATCGCCGGCGGCACGACAACCAAAACTATAGCAATTGTAAGCCAAGACGAATTTACGCTTAACAGCGGAGTGAATCCTATTACTGGATTTACTTTAATCAAGAAAGGTATTACATTAATTAATACAAATAGCTCCGGAGTAGGGTCAAGCGATGAATTAGTATGGGGAACAGCATCTAACTCTTTAAGATTAGGGGGAGTGTTGGCAACCCAGTTCTTACAACGCGGCGAAAATTCGTTTACGTCTGGAGTTAATTTTGCAACTGACGCTGGAATAACTATCGGTGTAGATAGCGACATACGCCTTTGGATTGATCCAAACGCAGGTGCTCTTATTGAAAATCAAATTGGCGAAACAATTACTGTACGGATCACGAACCCAATCGGGTCAATTGCTAAAGATGTTGCAGTGTTTAGCGACACTGGTATAACGCCGTCACAGACTAGCACATACGATCTAGGAACTACTAGTTCAATATGGCGTAACATATATGCAACTACAGTAGCAGCTAACTTAGTTGGTAACATTACTGGAAATTCCACTGGAAATCATATTGGCAATCTAATAGCAACTGATTCTACAGTGATGATTAATGGTAGCTCAAAAGAAATTGGCTATGCTGGTGCAATACTCAGAGGAACATTATTTGGAAACGTGCAAGGAAACTTAACTGGTAACTCAGACAATGCTAGCAAGTTAGGAGAGAACAGCCCATCAGTAACATTGCCTAGTACCGCTGATAAAAGTTCAATTCCTGTTAGAAGTACAGACGGTGATATCACAGCTAGAAAATTTATAGGAACATCAAACAGTGCTGACCAACTATTAGTTGGAGCAATATATCGATCTTCTTCTACATCAGCTGATATCAATACTATTGCAGTTAGAGATAGTGCAGGTGATATTTATGGATCGATATTTCAAGGAACAGCAGCAGCAGCTAGGTACGCTGACTTGGCAGAAAAATATTTACCAGATGCAGAATATGCTCCTGGCACTGTTATGTGCATTGGCGGTAACGCAGAAGTTACTGCTAGCATGTTAGGTAACCGTGCTATTGGAGTAATTAGTACCAATCCTGCCTATATGATGAACAAAGATCTAGAAGGCGGTGTGTATGTTGCACTTAAAGGGCGTGTTCCTTGTAAAGTAGTTGGTTGTATTAAGAAAGGTGACGAGCTAGTAGCATCAAATGATGGATGTGCTATAATAGCAGCGCCACATGCAAGCGGAGTATTTGCTGTTGCACTAGAAAGCAGTGATGACGAAGGTGCAAAAGTAATCGAAGTATTGGTACTATAATATGGCAAAGTTAGATTCACAGACTCCTGCAAGAATTTCAAATCTTGACTATAATGCAATCCGCAACAAAGCGGTTACATTATTAGGTCCTGGTCTTGGTAGTAGAGGCTACGGACAAGCAACAAGTAGCTCAGCTGTGACGTCTGGGAATACTATCCTTAAATCTCATTGGGATTTACTTAGATACGATTTAATAAATGTAAAGACACACCAGGACGGAATTGAACCTCCTATTGTTACTTTACAACCAGGTGATGTCATTCGATACGGTGCTAGCAACCCAAACACTAACTATGAAACAATTGCTGCTCAAGCAGATCTAGCAAGATTTAATATCGGAGCTAACCAATTAATTATTTCATCAAAAGCTAATACCTCCTACAGTAGCAGTTGGAGTACGCAAGCATCATGCACCTTAACAATTGTATTTGGCACAGCAAACGAAGCTAGATATTTTTTTAACAGCGGTGGCAAAATTCAATTTTTTAGCAGCCGATCTGCAGGATCAAGTACGCCACAAAACAATGCTTGGACAGAATTATTAGCAGCAGTTGGCACACAAGCGTTCGGTGGCGCCACTCCTAGTCTTGCTAATTTTTATACACTAACATCAAGCTACCAACCATTTTATCAACTTGCTCAAAGTACTCCTTATTCTAATAATTTTTGTCAATTAGCTGCATTATGCAATGTTGCTAATAACTCAACTGGAACAGCTACATCGGTTACTTTTAAAATAACTTGGCAAGATAACTACGCTAATACAGCAGATCTAGTTAATGGAACACTATCAATTGCAATTAGTGAATTAAAAGCTACCGGAACACTAATACCTAGTGGTTCACCGTTTACAATAACTAGTCCTAGCTATTCACTATCTAGCATTACCGCAAGTTAACATTGTTAAATAGAGTAGAGGAAAGTTAATACATGGCTGTAAATGATAAAATTAAATTCGCAGATTATAACGATATTAGAAACAAAGTTATCGAGATATTAGGCACAGGATCTGGTAATTCAGGCTACGGACAACTGATTAAAAGTTCTGCACTTTCACAATCAACTAAAGTAGGAGTAAATGATTGGACGAATTTGTTTTTCGATATATACAATGCCTATTATCATCAAACAGGTAGCGCACCGTCTTTAGGATCAATTGCAGAAAACGAAATAGTTCGATACAACGCAGCCAAGCCAAATTTTCAATACGATACAATTGCTAATACAATCGTTGCTAACAAATTTAATATTGCAGCAGGTCAAAGTGCAACACGATCTAAAGGCAGTACGAGCACCGCATGGCCTGGACCGTACGGAAACAGCTGGAATACATTAGCGCAGGCTGTTGTTACTGTAACATTTACTTCGCCGGCACAAGCTAGGTATTTTTTCAATTCAGGCGGCCAGATAAGATTTAATTCAACTAGGACAGGTGGAACGTCATCTGGACAAAATACAGGCTGGACAAATTTGTTAAACACAGTTAGTTCTATCAACGGTGGTGCAGGTCCTATATTTGGCGGGAATGCCCCTGGAACTGGTACAGAACCAAACAATGGAACTAACTTTTACCGATTATCTAATACTTACGCAGCATGGTATGCAGCTTCTGCTTCTAGTCCATACGGCGCAAACACTTTTAGAATATTTGCCAGAAGTCCAAGTGTTGCCGATAATAGCAACGGCACCGCTTCTCAAATTGAACTTTTAGTCTATTGGCAGGATAACTATGTTGATCCTGGCGCACCTGCACCCGGCGATAGCGTAGACGGAACATTAACCCTTGCAGTTTCTACATTGTATGCTACAGGAACACTTGTTCCAGCAAGCGCTGGTAGTTTTGTAGTAGAAGATCCTACTGTAACATTGGGTGCAATTAGCGCTTAAAATATTTCTCTCTAGCAGCATCGCAAATAAATAAACTGCTATGTTAATTAGGAGAAACAATGGACGATCAACTCAAACAAGCTCTGGACTTTGCCAATTATCGCCAGACATTTTCAATCCAACGACAAACACTTAAAGAAAAAATTGAAGCCAAACTAACTTACGGCGTTAGCGGAGGCATCTTTAAAATTGATAAATCTTTAATTGCCTATGTGCAAATGTTAGTAGATAGAGGGCGCACTGGAGGCGTGCCGTTAATTGATTCAAACGATAATCCTATTCTTATTACTAATCTCGAAGATTTCCGCGATAAAATCTTAGACAGATACTATACTACTACTTTTGAGTACTACGATCAATACCAAGAGTTAAAAAAAAGTAGATCAGTAGAAAAATTGTTAGATCTATGAAATGCGGCGCACTAATATTTGCACATAATAACAGAGAGGTTGATTACGCTTTACTGTCTATAATATCTGCAGGGCTAGTTAAAAAGAATTTACAAGTCCCAGTATCTCTAGTTAGTGATGAATCTACTATTGAGTGGATGAAAACTTCTAACATTTATAGTAGAGCTGTAGAAGTATTTGATCAAATTATCCAAGTAGAAAAACCTGTTACTAATAACTATCGCAATCTACATGATGGTACAAGTAAGAAAATCGTGCCTTTTGTAAATTCTAATCGTGCCAGCGCCTACGACCTAACACCGTATGATAGGACATTACTGCTTGATAGTGATTTTTTAATATTTTCAGATAGATTAAATGAATATTGGGAAGTAGATGAAGATGTCCTAATAGCAGAATCAATGTTAGATTTTTACAGCCAATCACGCATGGGTTATCATGACAAGTATATTTCTGATACTGGAGTACACATGTTTTGGGCTACCACTGTGATGTTTACTAAAAATAAAAACGGAAAAAGATTTTTTGACCTAGTAAATTTCGTTAGAGAAAACTATCAATACTACGGAGATCTGTTTAGATTTGATACAAAACAATATCGAAATGATATTGCATTTAGTGTTGCTAATCACATACTTTTTGGGTTTAAAACTGATAAACGCATTAGCCTGCCAAAGTTATTAACTGCTATTGACAAAGACATATTACACAGCGTAGACGACTCTGGAAAATTAATTTTTCTAATCAATGCAAATTTAAACGATAAATTTTGCGCAGCAGCAATTAAAGATATCGATGTGCATGTTATGAACAAAGAAAGCATTGTGAGAAATGCAAAATCTCTATTGAGGTTAATATGAACTTTGGATATCTAATATTTGTAGCCAAGCACGAAACAGTTGACTATGCTAAACTAGCGTATGCATTAGCATTAAGTATTAAGAATACACAAAAAGAAGGGTACGATAAGGTTGCAATAGTAATTGACAATCCTGCCGACTTAGATAGATTTGAATCTAAATGGGTATTTGATCACATTATTCCGTGGGATCAAGAAACTTTTTGGAACGGTCGTAGTTGGATGGATAAGCTAACCCCGTTTGAGTACACTGTCTGTTTAGATGTTGATATGTTGTTTCTAAAAGATTATAGTCACTGGATTGATTATTTCATTGAAAATAATAAGTTATATATTCCAAATAAAAGCTACACATATCGAGGTGAGATAGTAACTAGCGACGACTATCGTAAAACTTTTACCAAAAATAATCTGCCAAATTTATATTCATTCTTTACATTCTTTAAGAAAGATAGTACACTAGTTAATGAGTTCTTTACTCTTGGACGTTATATTATTAAAAATCCCAAGGAGTTTTCTAACTTGTTTCTTACTGCACTTAAACCAAAAGTAGTAGGGACAGATGAAGCGTTTGCCCTTAGTGCAAAGATTTTAGGAATAGAAGATATAATTGCCTATGATTTAGAATTTCCTAGGGTAGTGCATCTAAAACCGCTAGTACAGAATTGGCCATGGCCTGCCGACAGGTGTTCTGATCATGTTGGATTTTATTTTAATAAACAGGGAAAATTAAAAATAGGAAATTATCAGCAGAATGATATTGTACACTATGTTGAAAAAGATTTAATTACAACCGAAATGATAAACATCTTAGAGGAACTAGCATGGAAGAAATGAGTGACTTAGAAACATTGATGGCAAATATAGAAATGCCTGAAATTAAGTACGTTGCAGTATTTGATCCTGATACTGGGGAAGTAACCAGTGTCGGACCGTCTTATGCGTTTCCTGAAGAAAAGTTTACCTTAGATCTCGATGACGAAACTGCACTTTCTATAATAGAAGGCAGAACAAAGATACATGCGTGTTTTGTTGACCCTACATCAAATACTCTAGAGCTAACTGGACGCAGGACAGAGCTTAAAATGGACGATGTGCTGCATAGAATAGTTGATAGTCGATGGAGCAATATAGAAAAACCAGACCTTCACATTACATACGATAATAACACTATAGTTTTTCAACTAACGGAAGAATTATATGGAACTTATATTTTAGATAAGAAGTTCCAACCGGTAAAGAAAAGAGAAGTTAGATGGGATAGGGACATGCAGCTTCATTTTTTTATAACAGAATACAATGATCCTAATATACTTTATCAGTCTGTTGTTGTAACACTTGCTGATATTATAGCAAAATCTCACACAGTTGATGTAACAAATTTACCAGTAAAGTTTAGTATATATACTAGGCGTGTTTTTAAAAATTACGTGATTGAAAAATTATGAGAATAGTTGAATTTGATATTATTTTTCTAAGTTATGATGAGCCTAATGCAGATTTGCATTACGCAGATTTATGCAATAAAGCACCATGGGCTAAACGTGTACATGGAGTTAAAGGCAGTGACACTGCTCATAAAGCAGCAGCTGAGTTAAGCGATACTGATTGGTTCATTACAGTTGATGCAGACAATATGGTAGATCCTAAATTCTTTGATCTAGAACTAGACATGAGCGATCCTAAGATACAAGTCTACGGATGGTGTGCTAGAAATTCTATCAACGGTTTACGTTATGGTAACGGCGGCCTAAAGATTTGGAAAAAAGAGTTTGTGTTAAACATGCGCACACACGAAGCAGCAGAAAGCGATCGTGCCCAAGTTGATTTTTGTTGGGAAGATGGATACAAGAACTTTCCAAAGATCTATAGTGACAGCATTATTACAGGATCGCCTTTTCAAGCGTGGAGAGCAGGGTTTCGTGAAGGTGTTAAAATGACTCTGCTTGACGGCGAAAAAGTGCCAGCACAAGAAATACAAGAACGTATTTGGTGGCATAATATTCATAGACTGCGTATGTGGTCGACTGTAGGTATGCACGAAGAACACGGTGCCTATGCAATCCTTGGCACACGTATGGGAACATACATGACTAACTGTACAGATTGGAACTATGTAGATGTTAGAGACTTCGAGCTATTAAAAGATATCTACGAAGAAAAAGTTAACCACATCGACGTCGAAGCCGATGCACAAGTGCTAGGTGAAAAGATTAAACAAGAGCTAGGTCTTAAGTGGCCTTGGTTAAATGCAGAACAGAGTAAGTACACATTAGCGCTTTATGATGAAACAATTAATTTAGGCTTAACTTATTACCGACAATGAAATACGATATAATCTTCATTAGTTACAGTGAGCCTAACGCGGACGAAAACTTTAATAAACTAAAGGCAAGATTTCCCTACGCTCAACGAGTTAGCGGAGTTACAGGAATACACCAGGCACACATTGCAGCAGCTAGGAAAGCCTTTACTAAGATGTTTTGGGTAGTTGACGGCGATGCTGTAATTGTAGACACATTCAACTTTAATTATGTAGTAAGCAAATACGATCTAGAATGTGTACATGTTTGGCGCAGCCAAAATCCAGTTAATGGACTAGAATACGGATACGGCGGAGTTAAACTACTTCCTAAGAAGTTGACTATGACTATGGACTTAGCTAGACCTGACATGACAACAAGCATTAGTCCGCTGTTTAAGGCCATGGAAGAGATCAGTAACATTACTGCATTTAACACTGATCCTTTTAACAGTTGGAAAAGTGCATTTAGAGAATGTTGTAAATTATCTAGTCGCGTTATTGATAGACAAGACGATACTGAAACTCAACAACGATTAAACACCTGGTGTACAGTTGGCACAGACATCGATGTACTTGCAGGAGCAATTGCTGGCCGCAAGTACGGTGAAGAAAATAAATTAGATGTAGAAGCATTAAAAAAGATTAATAATTTTAAATGGTTAGAGGAACAGTTCTATGGACGATAAACAACGCATACAAAAATTCATTCCCATAATGAAAGAAGTTAGTCCAACTTTCTGTTTGGCCAAATGGCATCACACTACTATCTATTTGCAAACGGGAGAAACACACAGTTGCTACCATCCTGCACCTCACAAAATTCCTTTGGCTGAAATTGCACTAGACCCAAGCGCATTACATAATACTAAAGAAAAAATTAGTGAACGTGCTGAAATGATTGCAGGCAAAAAGCCTAGTGGTTGCAATTATTGCTGGAACATTGAAGCAATGGGGGAGGATTATATTAGCGATCGCAAGGAGCGTAACGCAAGTATCTATACTGAGGAAAGACTCGGAGCTATAAAAGCTAATCCTCTAGCTCCTGTAAATCCACAATACATTGAGGTAAGTTTTGGTAATGAATGCAATTTCAAATGCGGATACTGCCATCCTAAGCATAGCAGTGCATACCACAAAGAGATCAAAGATTTTGGACCGTATGATATGGTTAAAAATCACCGCAATGATATTAACTGGTTCACTGTCTATGAAGAAGATACTAATCCCTACGTAGAAGCATGGTGGAAGTGGTGGCCCGAGGTTAGTAAGACCTTAACAATATTACGAATTACTGGCGGCGAACCGCTATTACAAAAATCAACTTGGAGACTCTTAGATGAGCTTGATAATAATCCTAAACCTAATCTCGAGCTTAATATTAATAGCAACTTCGGAGTTAAGACGATACTTATCGATCGATTAGTAGAAAAGGTAAATGCTCTCTTAGCTAAAGGTGCAATTAAAGACTTTAAGATTTTTACTAGCATGGATACATGGGGACCGCAAGCGGAATACATACGCACAGGGCTAGATTTAACTGTTTGGGAAAAGAACTTAGATACATATCTAACTAAGACCACGTTACCGGTTACATTTATGTGTACCTTTAATATTCTAACAGTAACAAACTTCCAAAGTTTACTAGAAAAGATCTTAGAATGGCGTGTTAAGTATAATGGCTTTGATCAGAACAAATGGCAGCGTATACGCTTTGACACTCCGTTCTTAAAAGAGCCATTACAATACGACATGAATTTATTGCCTAAAGATGAGTTTATGCCTTACATGCAAAGACATCTAGACTTCATTCTAGCCAATCTAGACGATAAAAACCGTAGCAAATTCAACGACTTAGAGTATGAAAAATTCCTAAGAGTAGTAAAATACATGGAATCAGCTATCTATACCCCAGAAAAACTAAAAGAAGGCAAACGAGACTTCTTTAATTGGTTTACAGAATACGACCGCAGACGCGGTACTAATTTCTTAGAAACATTTCCAGAATTGGAAAACTTCTATTTTGATTGCGGACAAACAGAATAAGGACACTATGAGCAAAACAATTTTAATTACAGGCGGCGCCGGGTTTATAGCTCACCATTTAGTTGATAAAATTTTAACCGAAACTGATTGGAAAATAGTAACCCTTGATCGATTAGATTATAGTGGCAATTTAAATAGATTGAACGAAGTAGTAATGGCTCACCCGGCAATCGAGCGCAAACGTGTACGGGTAGTTCATCACGATCTAAAGGCAGAACTAAATTCTCAAATTAGATCAATGATTGGAAAAGTTGATTTAATAGCGCACCTTGCAGCAGGCAGTCACGTCGACCGATCTATTGCGTATCCTATGGAATTCGTACAAGATAATATAGTGGGCACTGTTAATCTAATGGACTATGCTCGTAATTTAGATAGTTTAGATCTATTTGCATATTTTTCAACAGATGAAATTTTTGGTCCAGCACCTGTTGGAGTTAGCTACAAAGAAAATGACAGATATAACAGCACCAATCCTTACAGTGCTAGCAAAGCTGCCGCAGAAGAAATGGTAGTTGCATACGAGAATACCTACGGCCTTCCAGCAATTGTTACCCACACTATGAATGTATTTGGGGAAAGACAACATCCTGAAAAGTATATTCCTATGTGTATCAGAGGTGTTCGAGATAACGAAAAAATTACAGTACATGCTAACGCAGAAAAAACAATTGCCGGATCAAGGCATTACATACATGCTCGAGACGTTGCAGATGCATTGATGTTTTTATATCATACTGACCTTAGTAAATTAGAACCAGACTACGGTGGCGCAAAATGTCAAAAATTCAATATTGTAGGATCTACAGAGATTGACAATTTAAAATTAGCACAGTTTATTGCTGAAGTTCAAGACAAACAGCTCAACTACGAAATGTGTGATTTCCACACTAGTCGACCTGGCCACGATTTGCGATATGCACTAGATGGTACTAAGATGAAACAGTTAGGATGGGAACCGCAGCCAGCATATGAAAGATTAGAAGAAGTTGTTCGCTGGACATTAAAAAATAATAGATGGCTAATAGTTTAATCAATATTAATAATTTATCAACATCATTTGATAATTTTCATAAAGAAAAATATTCACACTGTGTAATTGATAATTTTTTAAATGAAGATGTTGCTACCCAGATAGCAGCAGATTTTCTTGCGTATGATTCTGGATTATTTAACGGTAACTATGATAATCAAATCGAACTGAAGCGTACTTGTAATATATGGGATAGATTCCCTGCGAGTATCTACCAACTAATAACATATCTTAATTCACCTACATTTATAGACGTACTATTGACATACACAGATTGCGGCACGCTATATTCTGATCCAGGAATCCACGGAGGTGGCTTACATTCTCATCCAGATGGCGGTAAACTAAATCCGCATCTTGATTATAATCTTCATCCTAAATTAGGCCTACAGAGAAAGTACAATCTTCTTATCTACCTTACTCCTGATTGGCAACTAGAATGGGGAGGAGATTTTGGCATATGGGGAAGTGATGGCACTGCTCCCACTCATCTAATTAAACAAATATCTCCTATCTTTAATAGAGCAATTTTCTTTGATACTGCCCAGTCGTTCTGGCACGGACTAGCAACTACTGTTTCATGCCCACTAAATATATCAAGAAACAGTCTAGCAATATATTACCTAACAGATCCGCCAACTGACACCAATACTCGAAACAGAGCACTTTTTTCTCCTACTTCGGATCAAAAAAATAATCTTGAAGTATTAGACTTAATAAAGAGGCGAAGCATTACTAATGGCAATAATGTAGAACAGTGGAATAGATTATGAATTTTCTTTTTGAAAACACTCAAGAACAAACAAATTTTTTAGAATGTCCAGATGTTAACTCATCAGGTATACGACGATTTACTACTAGTCCGTTTGTATCTTCTTTAATTAGATGGAAAACTACAAAGCAGCCTCTGTCCGGTCTTAACAGCATATCTGTAAAAGTAGATTTATCAAAAAATAAAAAATTATATGACAAGTACATTATATCAACCGGAGTAGCACATTCACCGTGGGATTGGTGCGGGTATACTGAGCTAAACACGCAGTATGATTCTTATATGTCTGAACGAAAATCAGTATTTGCCTATCTAAGCGAAAAGCAACTATCAGCAATTCGCAAAAAGAAATGCTACTTACTATTAGATCAATCGCATGAAGGCTATCATACTATTTGGCTGTTTAAGTGGTTTCACGACTGCTGTTCTCATTACAATATAAACCCAACTCAAGTAATATATGTAACTGGCAATCTTGCAGTTATTGAACAGTATAGTAATTGGTGCAGTGAGAATGTACCCCAATCAAAACTATGCGTAATTCCAAATATACAATTTGAAGAATTTATACAAACCGCTGTTGAAAATCAAATAAGAACTCTGCCAACATCTAGTCAACAAGTAGAATACAAAACAAAAAATATAGAAGACATCAAAGTATACAACGCATTTCAAAAGCGATCACGTCCCCACCGAATCTGGCTGTTCAGCAAGTTATACGAAAATCAATTAATGAATGATGGCGTCAATAGCATGAATTCTTTTAGTTATCGTAACTCTCACTATGAAGGTCGAGTGCTTGATCCAGAATTATACAAATCGTTTATAAACTTGTTACCTATGTATCCTAGAAACAATCTTGATAGTAAGAATAAAAAAGGATTTGAAGGATCGTTGGGCGACTTGTTTGAACAAGATTTAAATCAGCAAGAAACATTAGACACTTGGATCAGTGTAGTTAGTGAAGCATCATTTGCTGAAGATACTTGCTTTATAAGTGAAAAAAGTTTTAAGCCAATTGCAGTCAATCATCCATTTATACTGTATGGAAACAAAAATAGTTTAAAATATTTTAGAGAGCTAGGATATAAAACATTTGGTGAATTTATTGATGAGTCTTATGATAGTTTAGAATCTTGGGATAGACTAGATGCAATTATAAAAATAATACAAAATATTAAAGCAATGTCTTCCGATGAAAAATTAAAATGGTTCATATCAATGCAGCCTATTTTAGATCATAATTTTAAAACCTTAGAAGAAAATACAAGAAAGCGATTACCAAGTTCTATAACTTTATTGCACAACTATTTTCTTGGAAACTAATAATGTACAATAAACAAATTATCGAAATCAATACTGATCTCAAAAGAACACGTAAAGCTATCATTAGCTTAGGATGCTCTTTTGTTGAAGGTCAAGGCGCAGTTAATCAAGAAATTTATGACAACTATGAATGGAGTATGACAAAGACCGGAATTCCTATGAGTCCTATCTTAACTGCTAGTCAACAAACTACTTTGCTTTCTAATCATCCTGAATTGTTACTAGAAACTGGAGGTATAAATTGGACATTTATGGAATATCAAAATGCATTTGTTAATATACTATGCAAAAAATATTTTGATGCAGGCTATACTCCCATTAATTTTGGTCTAAGAGGTAAGGGTAATCGAGCTTCAATTAAAAGTTTGTATTTTCATCCTCAACTAAATTGGCAGGACATTGACGAGTTGATAGTTATATATGTGCCAAGCGGCCCTGAACGTTTTGATTTTGTAAGTGACGAATTCAATGAACACCAGCAGTTTCAATGTGCTTGGCCTTGGTATGAAGATCAAGAAAAAAGCCCTCGGAAGACACTGTGGAAAGGATACGGTACTGCAATATACAGCGAAAAGTCAGCAATGCTAGAGCAAATATCAAATGTTATTGAATTGGAAAACTGGTGTAAACTAAAAAACGCAAAATTAATAATTACTCCTGGATTTGATAGATCGTATAAAAAAGAAAGATTTAACGAAATTATTCAAAATACAGTAGAGAGGAATCATCTCCAACAAACTACAAAGTATACAGACTATGCACATGACAAAAAAACAACTAGACGATCTGTTGCTGACCAAACAATATTTAACGCAATTGTAGAGCAATGGCCATGGGACAAAATGTTTGTTCCGCAGGGCTGCAACACATTTATGGACTTATGCCTAAAGCAAGAAGGGCTAGAACACACTGGTTACTGGGACTACAATGGCAAGGGAACTCCTAATTATTGGGTAACCAAATGCTGTCATCCTAGTGCAAAGGGGCACGATCTATTTGCACAAGAACTTTTTAAATTCATTACGGCGTAATATGTATAAGTTGCTAAATGCAAGCCCGTTGCCTGATTATGTAACTGATTATAAATTTTTAAAATCCTTAATACTAAATTACGCAGACGATGCAACACCCGGGCACCAAATTTATTCAAATAAGTTTACTTCGTATGATTCGCCTGCCCTGTTTGAGAAAAATTTACAAACTCAGCCAGATGACTGGCATTATCGATCAAAAGAAGTAACATACGCTTGCAATCTTAATGGTTATAGAGCAGACGAGTGGCATTTAATTGACTGGCAAAATGCTGTTGTAGTATTTGGATGTTCTTGCACACTAGGAGTAGGGTTAGCTGAGGATGAAACAGTTACTGCTCAATTGTCTAAAATGTTAAATAGACCAGTGGTTAATATGGGCGCTAGTGCATCTTCTATGCAATTTTCTTTTATAAACTCAACATTACTATCTAAGTATTTTCCAACTCCGTATGCTGTAGTCAACTTATGGACAAATATAGATAGATTTACTATTTTTAAAGATTACAAGATAGATCACGCTGGTCCGTGGGACGATACGGCTATGTATAAAGAATATGCAACTAATATCCATCATTCAATGACAGAAGCTAGCTACATATCTATTGCAAGTAGGGAGCTTTGGAAAAATCGGTGCAAGTATTATTCTGCTAGTTTTTTTGACCAAACAGCACACTACACAGAAAGTGCATGGATTGAAATTGATAATCAAGCAAGGGATCTAACTCATCCTGGAAGAATATCATCTAAAAAAATGGCTCGATTAATTTCTAGAAATATTGCTTAAAAAATAGTTTTAGTTGATTTATTAATGTCGGTTTTAAGTCTAACTATATCAACCTTAAACTCTATTTTCACAATCTCGTCTTTATATTCTCGAAGCGTTTCTACTAATCTAGTAGCAATTGTATCTTGGTCTAAACTGATAGTCTGTTCTTTAATATTAATTTCCCATACTCTGCCGTTAGCAAACTCTAGATGAACTACATCTAGATAAGCTATAGGCACTGTATTCATATAAAGATCCTCAAAGACTTCTGGCCATTCTTTGACCAGATGTCTTGGAGGTTTAAACAGCCGACTAGGCATCTACTGATTCTTTAGCCTTTGTTGTTTTTTTAGCCGGAGGATCTAACTCGTCTGCATCTTTACGTAGCTTGGCTGCTTCTTTATACATGGCATCTGCTTGACTACGATAACTTTTAGCAATATCTTTATCAGACAATGCTTCGTTTGATACAGCTTGAGCACGTACTGGCGCAGGAATGTCAGTGTCAACTGCCGGTACAACTTCTTTCTTCGGTTGCTCTCGCAACTTAACTGATGGAGTTGATCCCTTAACGAAGTTACATAGCTCGTCGATTGTGCAATTCTTTTGCTCTGCAATCAATACATTTAATTGATCCAACGGCATATTATGCTGATTAGTTGGAGTCATAATAACTGAATCAGATGGAACCTTCTGCATACGATTATCAATTTGCATAGCCTGCAACATTGGTCTACCGTCTGGGAAATACTTGACAAACATCTGCTCACCAAATTCAAATGAATCTTGTGCAGGCTCAGTTTCGACTAGATCCATAATAGCATTATGATATTGATCTGGCAATGTTGCTGTAGGCAACACTAATGACATATGTGATTCGCCTGGCAATGTACGGAAAACAACAATAACTTTATTACCGCTGTTTTTCATTTTACCGATGTGTTTTAATGACTGCATATTAAGCCTCCTTTTTGTTTGCTACAGATTCTAAGAATGTGTTTAACTTATTGAAAGTTTTACCTACCGCTTCTAGCTCTGCTGCTTTAAACGCCCCGCGCTGACTTGCTACTTCTATAATACTCTTTAGTGCAACTAGATCGCTGATATTAAGATCAGTACTAGATTGTGCTCCTTGAGCTGGCTGTGCTGCAACATCTTCGATTGCTTTAACTTCTTCTGTCATATTAGGTTCTCCTTAAATGTGGACAGGCTAACATAAAGTATGTTAGTTCTTTTTGGTCTTCAAACGCCACAAACGTGGCAGATTTTAATTTTCCGTCTTTATCAATTGCAGGTGATCGAACAACACAATATCGTCCTTTCAGTCTAGCATCAACCCAATCAATTAACTCATTATCAAATAGTACCATCTCTCCAATTTTTGTTTTGGCAAAATGTGGAGGCAATGTGCTTACTCTACGTTGTTTTAAAATAGCAATAGGGTTGAGATTGAACATAGTGAAAATATTTATAAATTATTGTTGTTAGGTTGCTGATTCTTGGCTAAATCTTTTTGCTAGGGCCTTGTTATATCCTATCTTACGGATATCCCCAGAAAATAGATAAAGCTCGAATGCAGCACGTTCACGTAGTACAATGATATATTTTTTTGTTATAAAATAGGGAGATTCAATAAAGTTATCCAACCAAACTAGTACTTGAGGAGTAATAGCAAAGTCTTTAGGAAAGTCTACTTTATATGTTTTAATTTTAGCATGATCGTTGATAAACGTCAATGCGTGTTCACTCAAACGTTGCCCGCCTTTGTCCTTATCGCGAACGTTCCACCACCACAGACTGCGATATTGTTTGAGCGTATCCGAGTCGGCTGGTTGTCCTGCAGCCTCTAAGAATACCTTAGTATAGGTATCCTTGATGTCCATATTATTCTACCTTTTCACCAGTGGTTAATTTGTATACTTCAAAGTCTTCAGTTTTAAAAAGACGATTTAGTTTCTTAGCAAGATTATGCGCATGACCAGGATTGCTAAAACTTACTTTCTTATATTTTGGGCCGGGGTAGCTAGCAACTAGACTACCACTCTTTAGATTAAAAGGTTGGCCTTTATAGAAAACCGCCCAGATAGCTTCACTATTAAGAATCTGTTCGATCTTAAAGTTTTCTTTATTTGCATGTTCTAACAATACTTTTGGCTTTGGTCTGCTCATACTATACGTGTTCCTAGTTAACCACGTATATATTTATATCAATTAAAGCCGCCCCCGTCGAACTTAACATCGATATTAGTAGTTGATTCCTTAATTACAGACAACATAGCATGTATTTCTTGTACAGTCTTGCCTAATTTGCTAGTCATAATAGCTAATTCTGCTGTTAGATCTCTAGCTTCTTGAATACTGATACGAATATCTTTTTGTTGACTACGTTCGGCAGCAACTACCCGCTGAATTAGCTTTTCTACACTAGGTAGATTAGTAGGAAGATTACTTTGAGACATTTGCTAGTACCTGCTTCATTTCAATTTCTGTTTTAAACGGACCTTGATATTCATAGCGTTGTAATGTAATAAGTTTGGGACAGTGACTCTTGACCCACCCTTTTTCAAATTTAATAACATAGTATCCAGCACAGTACAAACTCTTGCTATCTCCGCTCTTAGTAAAGAGTGGAAGCTTTCTTTGAACATCAAACATTGAGTTGTGCGGAGTGGCACTAGTTGTATATCCGTGGACTTCATTTGGTTCTGCATCTGTTGCTTCTTTAATAATCTTAACAACAAAAAACGCTTTGCCAAACTCTCGAGTTAGACTTTCTTTGTTATCGTAAATTTTAATTCCAAGTTCATTGCTTAGAACAAACCGGTTGTCGTCATTCATCCTAAGTGTTCCAAACTTTTCTCCGCCTTTTTCAACAATCCAAAATTTATTGTCGATGATCGGTTTAGCATGTAGTTCTGTTGTCATAGTGTGTATCTCGCATTTAAAGGTTCAGCATATGTTTGTGCTTGATCTGAAATCTTCTTTAGATCGTACAGTCCGCAAAACTTCATAAGTCGCAGACCAACTTGACTAATGTTTTTATTAGCACTAGTTGCTTCTGCAATATTCTCAACCATAATAGATTTAATATCGTCGGGCTGGTGTGCAAGGTCGATGAGTCGACGATTGCGTTCGTAATCTTCTAGCACTCGATGTTCTAGTCCGTTGTGGTCAGTCCATCTCTGTAGCATTAGGTTGTTCCACGAAAAGCCTTTGCTTTTACGATCTTCAAACGCTTCAGTAAGGCCTACTTTTTTGCTTGTGCCTTTAGTGCGTACACCGGGATATGCTGAGAAGACATTATCGCTAGTATCGCCACGCATACATTTTTCAAACAACAACCACTCTGGATCTGGGATTGCTTTAGGTAGTTGTGTTTTCTTGTCAATGACTCTTTTACCTTTTGCGTCAAATACGCCTTCATGGGTAATTGTAGTTTCCATTACACCGTTGTACTGTTTTACATTAGGCGCAATTAATTGTACAAAGTCAGTGTCAGTACTAATAATGATGTGATTGTCGTTAGGATGACTCTGTATCCAGCCAGCAATAAGATCATCTGCTTCTAGGCGAGGATGTTGCATAACTGTACAGTTAGTCTTATCTTTGATAAAGTCTTTAAACGTGTCAAATGCTTCCCAGAAGATTTTTTCTTCGTCTGCTTCTTTTTCGGTATGTGCGGCACGAGCTGCTGCACGTTGAGCTTTATAAGGCTTGTAGTAATCTTTGCGCCAGCTGCGACCTTCTAAACAGAAGATAACGTGACTGCCGTTAAAGTCTTGCCACGCCTTCTTCACGCTGTTAAGAGTGATATGAAACGCCATGCCTAGCTTAATATCAGCGTCGCCGTTAATAACGTGTCTAGCACGAAAGAATGTATTTGCTGTATCAACTATAATGTAATTCATTTGTTGTTCTTTTTAACTGTGTTAATATCGATCACACCAGTGTTTACTGCACCGCCGAAATCACCATCTATCACTACGCCTGCGCATAGTTCACGGAACCAACGATCGACAATCTCTTCTTCTTTGTCGCCATCAAACCCGTAACCTTCTTGCTTTAATTTTAACACAAACTGTTCGTTCCAGTCAAGCTCAAAAAACCCATTACGGATGTTGTCTTTGTTTACATGTGTTTCGATTACACCTACCCAAGGTTCTTTTAAACGAGTTGCTTTATCTTTTGCGCTAAGTTTCGCTACTTCTTCTGCTTCTTTAGCAAGCACTGCTTGTTCTGTTGCTTCTTTTGCAATTTGTATAGAACGTTCTGCATCTTCTACAGCACGTTTAGTTTCGGCTTTGATCTTATCAATGCCAAACAATTTTTCAACCCACTTGTTCATTATGTACCCCACTCATTTTTAAACAGCGGCACTTGCAGTCGGTCACTGTATCGCAAACCGTTCTTCATAGCTAGCACTGCTACGTTCTTATTGTTCATAGCATATACACTTTCGACACCGCCGACTGGCATTAAGTAGACATGTCCTTTAAACCCTGCTGCACGGAATGCAGCAATTGCACGTTCGGCATCGGCAAAGTCTTGTTCTGTAGCAATAACAAACTTCAAATATGCTGTACCAACTTCTTCATACTCACAAACAACTTCTGGCTTAATAGCGTCTTCCCACTTTTCACCACTGCATGGCAGTTTAGCACTTACACTGAATGTAAGTTCTTTACCTACTTCACTATTCCACTTAGCCAAGAAACCTTTAAACTCCGGAGTCAGTTTTTGAGTACCGTTTGTTTCAAAAGTAATCTCTTTCAAGTCACGCATCTTGGTGTTGTTAAGCAAATCCGGATAAGCACGTTGCCAGCCCAGTAGCGGCTCGCCGCCTGTAATAACCAAGTGTTCGTCCTTCCAATGATCCTGCGGGAGAATTTCCATAATACGATCTACAATTGCTTCGCTTGTAAGCATCGGACTAAGAGTTTTGAACTCTGGCATCCAGCTAGCGTAGCTATCACAGCCAGTACTAACTAGTGGCAAGTCCTCGTATTTTGCAAACATATGAGCAACTACTGAAATTTCTTCAGCTTCCTTGCTTAGTTCACCTCTAGGCATGCCAAATCCGCTACACGTAAAGTTGCAACCAAATGTGCGTAGAAATACAGAAGGGACGCCCATATAACGTCCTTCACCTTGAATGCTGTAAAACAGCTCTGCGATTTTAATTTTACTCATAGTTTATTATACACTCTTTTTCTGTAATTGCCAAGAACCGTTGCCTTGATCTAGCCATTCTAATGTGTCTCCTTCTTTCCAATTTTGCATATCTAACAGATCTTGCGGTATTGGCATAATAAGATCGCCATTCTCGGGATCTTCTTTTAGGGTAACTGTCCAGTGTGTCATATTCTATCACTTAATAATATTTTACAAAGTAATGCGTCTTGTTCGTTATTGAACTCAAACGACATTGAATTTTCTGTAGGATGGGATGTGTACTTATCACCAGGAAGCCCAAACTGTTCTAAAACCATCGCGCAGGTTTCATTCCACCAATGACTATTTTGATTATCCCAAGGAACGAGTATAGTATTCATCGGCCTCTTAAATTAGTACTAGTCTTACTAATCTTAGGACCTGCGCTTTCAAAGTCCATGCCCGCCATGCGACCTTCATACTTACTACCATTCCAATTCATCAATAGTTTAACACTCTTGTTCATAACCACAGTAAGGTTACGTCCCTCGTTACACTGCATGACTTCAGCCTCCATCTCTCTTTTACTGGAAACCTGAGTAACAGTACAGGTGTTATCGTGCCTAGTTATTACACTCATTTTGTCCACCATTCTTCATAAGGAAATTCAATCCACACATCGTTTTCGGCTTTGTTAACTTCCATACCACAGTAGTTCATACCTACGCTGCATTGGCTAGATAAGTTATCAACAACAACAGCAAATCTTACGTTGTTACTCCAGATCTGTTGCCAACTGGTGTCATCTGGAAAACAGCCACTTGGCCAATCATTCATCAGCCAGTTTAGTGTACTGCCTTGATCATTAATGTCGTCAACAACAAGAATGTTCTTTCCGTAAAACGCATCTTCAGCCATGCCTAGATTGCTAGTACATTCTCCGCCGTCACGCAAACTGATATCTAACGATTGCATGGGAACGTTTAAGTAATGGCTGATCATTACAGCAGGCAATAATCCGCCTCTTGTAAGTCCTACAATGAAATCCGGCTTCCAATTATCTGCGGCAATTTCTCTACAGATAGTAGAAACTAAACCTTTAAATTTTCTGTCATTAATTATGAGTTTGTTCATTTTGTTCTTTACGAGTTTTTAAATAATATTCATTTTGAATCCATTCATCATTTACTAGAAATCCCCATTCTCGTTTGTGGGGACCTGGCATAAACAATGTCCAAGGAGTTATTCCTTCTTTTAATTCAATGCGGTGATAACTAGTAGGGCTAGACACGCGAAAATGACCGGGTCCACGCCACTTACGAATCTCGCAACTTTTTGTACCATCTGGATTAAATTCTGGAATCCATTCATAATAGCCACCTTTTAAAATTAAAGTAAAATAACTCCATGGATGATCGTGAACATCATCTGGATCACCTTTATGGAACTTGTGTAGAAACACATTAAACGGAAAATGCTTTCGATCTTTTAGAAAAAGATAATAACGGGTTAACAACGGTTCGTTGCTCACTCGATCCATAATTATACGTTTACGACCCAGCCTATCTAAAAAATCGAGAAACCATTTCATTTACGTGTCTCCATATTTACTAAAGAAGCAATACACTTATCGCTTATTGGATTCTTGGAGACTCAATGTATCAAAGAACTCTTTCTTTGTACCTGGATCTTTATTAAACGCACCTTTAAGCACTGAAGTAGTTGTTGAACTATCGTGTGCCATTATGCCTCGGTTCTCACAACATCCATGAGTCATTCTTAAATATACACCTACGTTTTCTGAATCAGTTGCTTTACTAATTTCTCGAGCAATGTCATTACATAGTTCCTCTTGTAGGGTGCCACGGCGAGCGCACCACTGAGCAATGCGAGTATACTTGCTAAGACCAATTAGTTTTTCTGCCGCAATAATGCCAATATAAGCAACCCCAGTAACGGGTTGGTGATGATGTGAACACATACTACGAAGTTCACTGCGAACCACGAGCATGCCTTCGTAACGGTCTGCCGAATTGTTTGGAAATGCTGTTACGTCTGGTGCTGGATCATATCTGCCTGTCATGATTTCATTAAAGTACATTTTAGCAAGCCGCTTTGCAGTGCCTTTGCTATTTGGATCTGTTTCTCGATCAATAAGCAAGCGATCTAGCACACCTTCAAATGCTTCTGCTGCTTCGGTGATTAGTGTATCCTTTTCAACATCGCTAACGTATTCGCTGATGTTGTCTCCTGCCCAAAACCGTTTGTTATCGCGTTTGAGTTTGTCGCGGATAACCTGGCTTAGCGGTCTTCCGTCTTCTTCTCTATAATTCAATTGTGTCAATATATTTCTCCGATGTTTAAGCAGTGGATTGCCTGTATAGTTTTATTTTAGCATCTCTAATAGTTTATTGCAACTAAAATAATGTTCAGTTAATGCATCTACTTGTTTATTTAGGCTGGGTAAAAACTTTTCGTAATTTTCCATGTACTGTATAATCTTGTAGCAGATTTCTTGTCTATGGATATTATAGTTCTCCCAAGTATCAGTCCATTCGCTCGGATACTTGAAAGTATCAAATGCCATTTCGCTGTAGCTTAGTCTATCTGGCATCATTGGAACAGCGCCCACTAATGCACCTTCATACCAACTAATGCCTAACGTTTCTTGCAAGTTTGCACTAAACACAATCTTAGATTGTCCTAGCAGATTGTGGTATTCATTCTTTGTCAGCTGTTGATCCTGACATACAACAAACTCATACTGAGGCAAGTGCATAGCTAAGTCACGAAAGATATCTACTTGTTTCTCTGGCGCTATGCGATGAGGGAACAGTATAAGGTCACGCTTTGGCATGTTCTTATACATAGTCAATGTATCTTCCATATACTCCATGGGCCACCCAGTCTGGACAATCTTCTTAGAAACTTTATAGTTATAAACTGTACCTAAGTTAACCTCTAACAAATTGTTACGAAACATATCGATATGAAAATTCGTAGCAAAATAGTTATGATCGAACGCATGAAAGAAACTTTTCTCAGCGTGTCTAACCCAAGGCTTATTACCAACAAGACGTCCTAAAAAGTCTTGTGGGTCATAACTGCCAGCATGCCATAGTCCATGTGTAGTTACTGGAATACCCAGTAATTCGCTCATGTACTTGAGATTGATGATACCAGGGTGCCAAGCATCAGTAAATATAAAATGATCACCTGGGCGAACGGCTCCATTACAAAATAAACGGCCCAGCTGCTCAACTTGACTAGCCTTGTATATATTAGTTCCGCCAAAGTTGAGAAACGCTCCAGGAGTAGTTGCACTAGGAATATCCGCAGGGCCTGATATAATTTGAACATTGTGTCCTTTCTCTCGTAGTAAGGCAGGCACATGGGACTGCCATTGTCCAGTGTACCTTGTCTCGACTGCTTCTAAATCAACGAGAAAAATTCTGCTCATTGCGCTTTCCGTTATTATCCCAACGTGGGTTCTTGCCTAGGTAAGGCCGGCGCGGTCGCTTGCTTGCTAGGAACGCACCATAGTTAGGAGCACCTTCTTTGCGGTAAATTTCCGCAGGGTCAAACTCTCGAAGTTCCATACGACAAAAGTCTTGAAACGCTTCCAAGTCATCAAAGATCCGAACAATGTCGGGGCGATTTTTAAAATAGGCAACGTCGCGGTAATTCTTAGCCATGTTAGCTTTCCTTAGTACTTAATAATATTATTATGGTTTGTATTCGATGATACCATCGGATTCACCGTCTTCTGACACTACAATTTCGTAGTATCGATTTGATCCATATGCTGGAATCAAATGCTTTTCCAAGATGTCTGTTGCAATCATTTCGCAACTCTTGTGATTCATTTTACCGTCTTTAATAAATTCTGCCAATGCCCACTTAACAAGGAAGAACTCTAATTCACGGTCTAAGTGTGTAACACTAATCTTTACTTCAACTTTGAACATGTGTCGATGTTCATTTTCAAGAAACTGGATACGTGGATCAATTGATCCAGCGTTTGGGTAATAGTGAAACCCTTCAAATTCTGTACGAACTTTAATAAACGTCATAGTTGCTGGGCGAATGTCTTGTTTAATAATCATAGAATGTACTTTGATGATATAGGTCCTTTGCCTTGCAACCCGAAATGCTCTTTGATTGTAGATCTACAAAGTGTACGTTGATACTGTGCTGCCTCTGTTGGACCTTCTTTAGTAAATTGCATATTATCAATAATTGTAACACATTCTTCTAGCAATAGTCTAGCAAAATTCTCTTGATTGGTAACATTGACACCTAAAATATTTTCAGTTGCCTTGTCTAATGCACGTTTAATTTTTTGGTTCATCTCATACTTTCCATAGTTATAATTTTACCAAGTTCCTCACCGAGGTCTTTGTCATCGTGAATGATGTACATTTTATTATTGTCCTCATCACGTTTACGATCATAGTTACGAACTTCTACTACAAAGCCGCCACTACCTTTGTAGACCTGTAGTTTCATGCCATCGCTATGAAAACGCTCTTCTGATTCTCTAGTGGGCTTCTCGTACTCAATCGCGTCGTCATTTTGATTAAGGACCCAGTTGCGGAATCGTTGTTTCAATGTCATTTTTATGCTCTTTACTTTATTAACTGCGGTGCGTGTGCCTTGAACTCGGCAACCGCTAGTGCCTATTCCACGTGAATTACGGGTTGATACTTTACTAGAGGAGTTGTGTATGCTGATCCATGTGGTCCCATTACTTTACAATCTCATCGTTTTTGTATTGTGACCAGTCTGCAAACTTACTACGATCCATTAGCGTATGTAGACTATGAGACCATACGCCGGGATTGGTTGCTTTAAAATCTTTATCATCAATCTTTAGCATTGTATTATAATTCCATAACTTGATATATGGAATAGGCACACGAATCTGCGGAATAAAGTTATTGTATTCGCAGTAACCGCTGTCATGAAACTCTTCTACCTGGCTCATTGGAATATCTAGACTGCACAGATACTCTTTCTTCAAAAAGTAAAAGATCATCTCTTCCCAACACTTATGCTCTTCGTAGTCTTTAGGGTTAAAACTATGATTAGCGCCAAAGAAGATATGCTCACAGCCCTGTAAATTCGATGCAATATTTCCTACAGGTTGTACGCCTGTAACAAACAAAGTTTTTAACCCGTATGCAGGAGTATGTTCTACTTCATTACCGATAAAGAATACAATATCGTCAGCAACGCCGTCTGCGTAATCACGTTTCATTCTTCAAAACCTCCATCTTTCATTTCTTGTGTGCGTTTACGTTCTTGCAGTTCTGCTTCATGGACATCACACAATGTACGTATCCATCCGTCGCCTCGTCTCTTTCCAACACTACCACACTCTTCGCATGTAATGTCTGCCCACGATTCTGCCATGCTAACTAGACCGCGAATGTAGTCATCGCCGCCATCGTAGTAGAAACGCAGTCCACCAAACTTTTCTTTAATCTGTGCCACAGTTACTTGTGGAACAACTTCCGCTGTTTTATTCTTCCAGTTGAGGTGATGCTGGATATTAGAACAGAGTGTTTCTAACAGTAGATACCAGCCAGCGCCTACAGAAAAGCCGCCGTAATCACCTGCAAACATCTTGGGAAACTGTTCTTCCATATTCTTGGCAAATGTTTCGTACTTGTTAAGTCCTTGATCTTCACCCATTACCATGTACTCAAATCAGTGATGTCAATTTTAGTATCGACATCTTTATCGTTGTCATTAAAG